GCGTGCAAAAAGCCGCAGACGTTTTTGAAGAAGCGCTGACCGAAGACTTTGCCGATAAGTGGCGCGTAGAGGGTTTGCTGGGCTGGTCGCTGGTGGCAGTGGAGCGCGATTTGGCATCGGCCATCCGGGCGGCTGAAGACGTGGTGGGCGGCATTGCTGATGAGGTGGCCAGCGTGATCCGCTTCCCAGTGAATATCGCGGGCATTGTGCTGGGTGGCTTTAACCGGCTGCGCAACGCAGTGCTGCGCCCGATCAAAGCCCTGGACCTTTATAGCGGCGGCACCATCCTGGGCAAGAGCAATTCCGACGGCGGCGGTCGTGTGCTGCTAACCCCGGGCACGCCGACCAGGGCCGCAAGGCTGTTGCTTGAAATTGGCAATAGCAGCAACAGCGTAACCCCGCCCATTGCAGACACGCCAGAGCGCCGGCAGCGAGTGCAGAACACCATCGCGGCGCGCCAGCTGAATGGCCGCGCCGCCACCCTGACCGCCGCCCGCGTGGTGGCAGACACCGACTGGATGAGTCGGCAAGATGCCCTGGCGGCTGGCGACAGCACCCTGGCACTGATTGACGCACAGATGATGGCAGATTCCGCCATTACCGATGCGGTTTATGCCGCGTTAGTAAATCTGCGCGCCAAGGTTTCTAACGATTTGCGCACGCGCGCGGTGGCCTTGCCAGCCCTGACCATCTACACACCGCAGCGGACGCTGCCGGCACTGGTAGTGGCGCACCGCCTGTATGGCGACGCGACCCGTGCGGACGAAATTGTTATACGCAACAACGCGGCGCACCCAGGTGCGTTGCGCGGTGGAATGGATCTGGAGGTGTTGAGTGAATAACCAAGAGCCCGTCGTGCTGCAAATTGGCAGCCAGCGCCACCAGGGCTGGCAGGAAGTGCGCATTCGCCTGAGCCTGGAAATGATCGCAGACAGCTTTGATCTAACGCTCACCGAGCGCTGGGGCGATTCTGGCATGGTGCGCCCGGTAACCCCTGGCGAGGCCTGCACTGTGCACGTTGGGGATGAGCTGCTCGTAACCGGCTACCTAGACGAAGTGCTGCCAGATTACGACGCGACCAGCCACACCATCGCGGCCAGTGGCCGCAGTAAGGCCGCAGACCTGATTGATTGCAGCGGCAAAGACCAGCGTTTTGATGGCCAAACCCTGGTGCAGATCGCCACCGCCCTGGCTGCGCCCTACGGCATAGACGTGATTGATACCGTGGGCGCAAGCAAGCCCTTCCGCGAGTTCGCCCTGGAAGATGGCCAACCAATCGCCGAGGCCATCGAGCGCGCGGCCCAGATCCGCGGTGCGCGCATTGTAAGCGACGCCCAGGGCCACCTGGTGATCGTGCACGCGGTGCAGCGCGAGGTCAGCACGCCTTTGGAGCTGGGCGGCAATATTCGCAAGGGTTCTGGCGTGTTCAGTAACATCGATCGGTTTAACAGCTACATCGTTCACGGCCAGACGCCGGGTTCAGACAGCTGGAGCGGAGAGGATGCCGCAGGCCCAACGGCCCAGGTGAACGACCCCCGCATTCGTGCGCCGCGAACCACCTTAATTGTGTGCGATACCCCCGCCGACGCCGCCGACTGCAAAGCCCGGGCAGAACTGGAAGCGCGGATGCGCTGGGCCAGGGGCCGGGGCGTGACCTACACCGTGGGCACGTGGCGCCACGAGCAAGGCGTGTGGCGACCGGGTGACCTGGTTCATGTGCGCGATGCCTATCTGGGGCTGGACGAGCAGCTGCTGATCAGTGACGTTCAACTTATTGAGAGCGATCAGGGGCGCACGGCTGAACTGCGCGTGGCGCCGCCGGCGGCTTTCGAGCCTGTGCCGGTGCCGGAACCTGAGTCCAAAACGGACGGTGGTAGCGGTACTCCGGCCGGATGGGGGTGGTAATGGTAGATCAAAGACGTACATGGCAGCGGCTGATGGGACCCGTGTGGCGGCGCATCCGCCTGCTGGTCTCACGCGGCGTGCTGAATTTGGTAGACGACAGCCTGAAGCTGCAGCGGGTACAAGTGTCACTGCTGGGCGGTGAGCCCGCGTGGGCTGAGCGCTTTCAGGAATACGGCTACACCAGCCACCCGCACCCAGGCGCCGAAGCGGTTGTGGCCGCCGTGGGCGGTGCCCGGGCGCACCTGGTCGCGCTGGCCATCGACGACCGCCGGTACCGGCTGAAACAGTTGGCCCAAGGCGAGGTGGCCATGTACGACGACCTGGGCAACGTGATTGTGTTCAAGCGCGACAAGATCCAGGTGGAGGCGGTTCAGCACCTGGAGGTGACCGCGCCGACTTGCCACATCACGGCCACCACGACTCACGACGGCAACGTAACCATCAACGGCAACCTGGTCGTGAACGGCACAGGTGAGTTCGCGGGCGCCTTGTCTTCTGCCACGTCGGTGGCCGATCCGAGGGGCACGATACAGGGCATGCGCGACACCTATAACGGGCACAACCATGTCGAGAACGACAACGGCGGCCCGACAAATCCGCCGAACCAAGGCATGAGCTAATGGACTTCGCACTGAAATACGATGCAGGCGACAAGCGCTTTGATCTGGCCCTGGAAGATGGCGATCTTGCGCGTGACGAAAGCCTTCAAACGGCGGTGATTCTGTCGCTGTTTACCGATCGCCGCGCCTTGGAAGAAGATCGCCTGCCAGACGGCAGCAGTGATCGGCGCGGTTACTGGGCAGACGCTTACCGCGACCGCCCCCACGGTTCCCGGCTGTGGCTTTTGAGCCGGGAAAAAGAACAGGCCGAAGTGTTACGCCGCGCGCGGGAATATGCCGAGGAAGCTCTGGCCTGGCTGATTGAAGACGCGGTAGCCGAAGCGGTAGAAGTGGAGGCCTGGCATCTGCGCCGCAACACTTTGGGGCTGCGGGTGGTTATCCGTCGCGGCGATGGTGCTGTGCTGGAACGGCAATTCGACTACGTGTGGCTGAACGCCGCATAACGGAGGGTTAGATGGGATATAAACGGCCTTCATTGACGGATTTGATGGCGCGGGTTGACCAGGATCTGCTGTCGCGGCTGCCCGGTTCGCAGGCAGCACTGGCTGTGCGCGTTACTCAGGCGCTGGCAACAAGCCAAGCCGGCGTAACGCATGGCCTGTACGGGTATCTGCAGTGGCTTGAGCGCCAGCTGTTCCCCGAAACATGCGACGACGACCTGGTGCACCTGCACAGCGCCGGAGTACCTCGCCGCCAGGCGGCCAAGGCAAGCGGCAGCGTTGTATTCAGCGGCACTAATGGCGCGGTAATCGTCACCGGAACCACGGTGCAAGTGGACGGCCTGGAGTACGTGACCACTGCTGAAGCAACGATATCGGCTGGCACTGCCACGGCGTCCGTAGCGGCGGTTCAAGCCGGAGCGGCGGCTGATCAGTCGTCTGGTGCAGAGCTGAGCCTCGTTTCCCCATTGCCCGGAGTAAATAGCGCAGCCCTGGTAGGCATCAATGGGCTGCAGGGCGGCGCAGATTTAGAGGTGCCCAGTACTTGGCGCGACCGTATTCTGCGGCGCCGGGCACGTGTTCCGCGTGGCGGTGCCATGGGCGACTGGGAAAGCTGGGCGCTTGAAGTGCCGGGCGTAACCCGTGCCTGGGAAAGCCCGCGCGGCATGGGGGCTGGGTCAGTGGTTATCCGCATTATGGCGGATGATGCCGCAGACGGGCCGCTACCATCTCAACAGCTGCTGGACAGCGTGTTCGACTACATCACGCAAGTGAAAAACGTAGGTGCACACCTGTACGTGATCGCACCAACGCCGGTGGATTTTGCGCCGCAATTGGCGGTGGTTCCAGACACGCAAGAGGTGCGCGCGTCTGTTGCTGCAAGCTTGCAGGATCTGATCGAGCGAGAGAATGAGCCCGGTGGCACTCTGCTGATCACCCGCGTACGCCATGCAATCAGTTCGGCGGCTGGCATTGAAGACTACGACTTGCAATGGCCCATGGATAACGTGATCTACGGCGCGGGTGAGCTACCAATCTGGGGCACCATTCAATGGCTGTGAGCTTAACCGACCAAGACTACCAGAGCCTGCTGTTTAGCCTTCTGCCGCAGGGAATGGCATGGCCAGTAGATCCAGAAAGCAACGTGCAGCGCCTGCTGGGTGGTTCCGCATTGGAGTTCGCTCGGGTTGACGCCCAAAGCGCGGATCTGCTCGTTGATGCAGACCCGCGACGAGCACTGTATTTGTTCGACGAGTGGGAAGCCAGCTACGGCTTGCCAAGTGAGTGCGCACCAAACGTTCAATCCATGGCTGACCGGCGGGCTGCGCTGGTAGGCCGCGTTGTATCACAGGGCGGAATGCGCGCTGCTGACTACGCAGAGATTGCTGCGGGGCTGGGCTACGAAGGCGCCCAAGTGATCGAGCTGCGCCAGGCGACGGTGGAAGTGGATACAGCCACGGGCCACCAGGGCGCTGTGATCGGTGATGACATTAATGGCAGTGACTGGGATTCCACCTTCCGCGTGCTGCTGCCGGGCGGTGTCGTGCGCGAATCCGTAGTTGACGAAGCCCAGATCGGCGACCCCCTCAGATCCTGGGGCAATGCATTGATCGAATGCGCCTTACGTGCAGCGGCGCCAAGTTGGCAGATTTTACAAATCGGTTATTTAGAGCAATAGGAGTAACACAGTGGAAAAAATAAGCGCATACACAGACCGAACCACCACCGAGGGCGAATGGCGCCCTGGTAACCCTGGAACAGGCGAGTCGGCCACTCCAATGCTGGCCAGCTATTTCAATATGTTGCAGCGGGAGTTGGTCAAGGCTGTGCAGGATGCCGGGCTAGCTCTCGATTCGATAGACGAGGGACAGCTCGCAAAGGCTATACATCAAACGGTTGATCAAGTTTCTTCTGTACCTTATCGATCGGTGGTGGTAAGCGGCGTTGCAGCATTGGAGGAGGTGTAAATGTACGGCTATCCGAAAGTCATCAAAACCCGCGCAGATGTGCACTACCTGGTGGGCTACATGGGCTCGAAATGGGCCACCGAAACCAACGTGCAGCGGGGCCTGGCGTTTTTGCGGGGCCTGCGTGACAACACCACCCAGTACGTTTTCGACCGCGCACTGGCCGCAGGCGAAGACCCGTATGGCATCGAGCCCCAGTACCGCGTACTGACCAGCCAGGAGGGCGAGCGCGAGCAGTTCACACTGCAAGACAACCCCACAGCAAGAATTCATCAACTCGGCTTTACCGTAGCCGAAGTGCAGCAGCTGATCGACAGCGTTGAAGGAGCGAAGTAATGGCCCAAGGCGACCGCATTATCATTCCCGCAAGTGCAGCAGGCTTTTTCAGCCTGTTTGGAT